ATCCATAAAGAAGCGAATCTAAACCATTTAAAGGAGGGGATGTTAAAGTTTCAAACATATTTTCTTGTTGTGGGTCAGGTTCAAAAACACCTTGTTGCCTTGCTTTATTAACGCCATCAAGAAAAGTGTTCCAATCTACACCTTTATCTTCATAAGCTTTTCTTAATAAAATTAAATTAGCTGATGGATCCTTAGCTAACGCTTCAGAAATATTTTCATGTATTTCCATTTCTTGCATTGGAGTGTAATATGCATCTGGTTCACCTAAAATGTTTGCGGCCGCACCTGCAAGAGGACCGCCAATTACTGAAGCTGCTAGTGATCCGCCCATTTGTTTAGCTCTTTGGCCAAAACTTGGTTCAATTTTTTTTATTTCGGGGAGTTTTGCCACTGTTTTTTTAGAATTTTCGCCTAAGGAAGATATAATATTTTCTACTTCCTCAGGATAATAACCAACATCATTTCCTAAAATATTTCTAGCCTCATCAAATAGACCTAAATCTAATAATGGTTGTACTTTAAATTTAATATCTTCTCTCATTTTAGCGGAGTCACGAGAGTTGCCCATAATCTTATTGTAAAATTTATTGTGAATTCTTTCAGGTTTTGGACTTGTTTTGGCTTTATCTAACATATCAGAAAATTGAGTTACTTTTTTTCCCATATGTTTTGTAAAATCTGCGGCACTCATTCCGGATTTTGCTGCTTCTTCGGCTTCTTTCTGAAATATTCCTCGCATTTCATCGGAAGGTATTTGATTTTCCCCTAAAACCTTTTGTAGAGCTATATCTGCTTGATTACCATATTTTTCTTGCGCGTTTTCTCTAATTATTCTTTCGGCTTCTATATCTTGATTATGTTTTCTATTTAGATCATTTAAAGAATCTAAATGAGCTAACGCATCAGATTGAGAAATTGGATTGGCTGTATTTAATGATTGTCTATGAAGATCAAACGCTTCTTTTTTTATTTGTGTAGGCGATTTAATAGGCTCTTTTTGTCCTGTAGTAGCTTCTTGTGGAAAATTAGAATATTCTCCCTGTTCTCTTTCTGAGACAGGAGCACCCGCCTTCTGATTAAACTTAGGAAGCGGCTGTCTCTGAGGTCTTTCTTGTTCTACAAAATCTCTATTGCGCTCTGGGTCCATCTGTGGTTGATTTTGACCTTCTTCTCCCTGACCTAATATTGACGGCGAACCTTCAGCCATTCGTCTATTCCGCCCATATTGAAGCTCTTGGGCTATAATCTGTTGTCTAGTATTCGGATCACGCACGCCAGCAAGGTCAATGCCACGATTTTTTAGCGCGGTGTTTTCTTGATGCTGCTGAACCGCATTTAATCCTCCACTTAATCCACCATGCAATAGCTGTTCAGTTACTGAAACTCTGCGAGGTCTTCCCTCTATAACTTGTATTGGCATTTTAACCCCCCGTATTAGCTGCTTGCCATAATAGATCTGCGCCTTGCGATCCTGCTTTTGCTCCAGCTGGACCACCTAAATAAGCTCCTACAGCTGTTCCTACACCTTGAGCCGCTAAACTTCCCCAATCCATGCCCGGCTTAGGCTGTTTTTGTACAAGAGCACGATCATAAGGACGCTGTTGCAGTAGAGAACTTCCATATCCTTGAAGATCGCCTATTGCTTTTTGCCGAATGTTATGTCGATTAGCTTGCATTTGTGTTGCAAAATCAGCTGACGCCTGATTTGCTGTGTTTTGAAAGCCACTTGATTTTCTTCCTCCCGTTCCCATGCCTGAGAATCGAGAAGCTAATGAACCTTGTTGCCCTGCAAACTGTCTTAAAGCTGGTTCTTCCATTTCTGCATATGCTTGCTCATCTCCGCCAGCTAGTTTTGACAAATAGCTATCAGGCCCTAATTGCCCCATAAGCTGTTCAAAAAGCCCCATCATTTGAGGTGTAAAATTTTGCAATTGCGCGGCTTTATATCCTGAAGGGATTCTATCACCTCCATAACCTCTATTGCCCGACATTGAACTCATTTTTTCACCTCGCTTTTCTGCAATATATCATAATCTAAATTTGAGATAACCATTCAATTACCAAATATCCGGATTGAATAGTTGGAGGCGTCCCGGCTCCTGCTGTCAAAATTATTTGTGTATCTGATACTTTGACTTTTATTTGATTTGTGGCAGAGACGGCATCTACGTAAGGTAAAGGATAATAGTAAGTTCCATCATAAAATGATCCGTGTATTCTGGTTGTCCCGCCTGAATTACTTAAGTTTTTGATATTATGATCGATTGGCGTAGAAACGCTTGACGAATTTAAAATAAACAATTTTCTAAAAGTTTGCTGTTTTTTGCTCGTTAAATACCACTCTTCACCTGTCACGACTTGCTGATTATAGGTATAAAGACCAATTGTTCTAGTATTTACAGAATTGGCTATATCTAAATAAGCTTTATTTAGCTCTTGGGAAAGCTTTTTGGTGTCATCTTCAGGAAATTGCCTTGTAGTTCTTACGTAACTTGCTTGATTAGAAATATTACTGCTCATGAAAGAACCATGCTTGGGTAAGTATCTAGAGTAAAACCATGAATCTCTATCTCAGCAAACTGGTTTGCTGGAGCTACTGTTGCAGCATAGCCACCAGAGATGTAAGTAGAATAATTTGTTGAGTCAACATTTATTGTAACGGTGGTAGCATCTGAAGATATTACGCTGTAAATGTTTCCATTAAGTTGAGTCATGCCGACAATTCCAACAACTTTTATTAATTTATCTGCGGAATATCCCCCTGTACAAGTAAGTACGCACGGATTTGCTTTCGAGGCTCCGGTTATAGCTGTAGTTGCCGGATTTACTTCGAATGATCTCATTTGTGCGTCAGACATGGTAAATCCAACTTGAACAGTATCACCTATTAAGCTTGTGTTTTGTCTATGCCAAATTTGGGATTGATTTATTCCTGTTACCATTTGCAAATTGTTGTTCGCTGGAGTCAAACCTAAATTTGTGCTTTCAGGACATGTATAAAGGATGCTGCTGTAAACAATTGAGTCATTTTCAGAGTTTAGGCTAGGATAAATAGGTCCATTATTATAGGCGTTGTTTGCATCCTGGCTAAGATAGATAAGCAGCTGAATTTGTGAGTTAGGTGTTTTTGTAAGTAGATATTGCTGAGCACCTATTCTAACTTTTCTTGCATCCATCCAAAATGTAGTGAACTGCTTTGATTGAACAAAAGGGACATACATTCTTGTAATTTCTGCATTCCCGTAAAAAGTACCTGTTCCATCTATAGGAGGATTTAGCTCAAACTCATTTGTGGATGGGTTCTGCACGCTAAATATTCGGTTGTTTACAAGATATGAGCAAGTGCCAATTGCACCTGAAATAATAATGTAGTCGCCACTGTTTAAATTATGATTAGGTGAGTAAATAGGGGGAGGCGTTGCTAATCCTGTTCCAACACCATAGGCGGTAAATGCGGATGAATTTATATTGGTTGTAATTGTTGTTGGGGTAACAGCGGTAATAATTACAGTTAATCCATTAATCTTGGTCATTCCCGGCACATCAGAAATTAACAAAGATTGACCAACCACATAGGTATTGTTTGCTGTTATAACAGCCGGATTAGCTTGAGAAATATTTGTTATGGTTGCTGGAAATGAAATATTACCCACATACAAAGAGGTAGCCTCTGAAGTTCCTTGATCTCTTAAAATGATAAAACCTTGCTGATTTCCACCAACTACTTGAGGTTGAAGCAAAGTTGAAGCCCCAGCAGACCAAGGCACGTTCCATTCTTCCCATGTAGGATACTCTTCGCTAATAGTAGCCCATGTATATCCAGTAATTTTATAAAAACTCCCATACGTGGTGTAGGACTCAATGAAAGTTGCCCAAGAATCATCCCTATAATTATATTGAAGGGTAGTATTCGGAAATTTATACTCTATTCCATTAGCCGGATAAGTAAAGTATACCCATTCATTGATAAAGTCTCTTTGCGCTGTAATTCGTTCAAGGCCATTATCGGTATATTTTGTCTGAAAAACATTATCAGGAATGCTAAGATCTATCCTTTCGGCTTTTACTTGGTTAGTTATGATAAAACCTCTAGTCCCTCGAGACATTACACCTGCATCCATATTGATCGTAGATAAGGAACTATCTGAGCCAAGCTCTGAGTTAATAATGAAAAAGTTAAAGGGTAAAACATCGTTTCCCGTGTATACAAATTTAGTTTGTACACTACGAAGGCCCATTATTAAAACGTCTTCATTTGATGCTACAGTGGTTATAGGCTGGTCTATTCCTGCTTGTACATAGCCCCCAAAGCCTGTAGTGTCTTCCCAATAGGAATTAGGAGTGCCTGTTTGATTTATGGGAACAAGAATAGGGTTAAAGGTGATGGGAAGAGCTGCATTTCCTTTAAACGATGATGTATAGTAAGCGGTTCCGTTTTGGCTAAATATAACAGTGTCTTGCAAATAAACTTGAGATCCTGCTGCTGAAGTTTGTACCACAGGACCGATAAACAATAATCTATCCTTAAAGGGCATAATTAACCTTGCGCCAACAAGGTAATATTTTTGTGCTATCAAGTTAGAAACGCTAAAATTATCTTGAGAAATAGGAGGACAAAAGTTAACCCATCCTAAATCTGTTGTTAAAGTAGGATTTGTAGCGCTTCCATTCGTTGGATCTCCATCATACCAACGAAGACAATCTTTATTAGCTATTGCAGTACTTGTTAGATATTGTGCTATCCCACCAGTTCCAGCTGTTGCTATAACAGTATTTGGAAATGTTACCGTTACTTTATTGGCGTTAACGACAGCCGTAACATATCCTGTCTGTAGATTTATGCCAGTAGTTGTAACCACCTCGTTTATAAAGACAAAGTCGCCGATGACTAGTCCATGCCCTGTAATAGTAAGATCGGCTGTGCTAGGGGGGTTTCCGGCTGTTGTAGTGATGTTGTCTACGGTTGTGATCGCTTTGTATTGCATTCCTATTTTTGTAGGATCAAAATGAATGGTAATACCATTGGTAGCCCACATCGAACCTTGATAATTTACACTCCAAAATTGTTGGTAGTCCTCTCCGTTCCATTTTACTGGTGTTGGGTGTGTTTTTTGAACATAGTTTGTGTACGCTCCAGTATGAGGATTTTTGTAAAAGCTGACGTCATAAATATTATTTGGTGAGGTTTGAAGGATGTTGTACGCATACTTTGTATCAAAAGCGATGGTTCCTGGAAATGAGGTTGCATCTTTGACAAATTCTTCAATTCCCATTACAGGCAGATCGGGATAATAATTAAATTTAGCGTTTATGCTATCGCCACCACCTCCGGAAATATAAGCTTCTCCAGAATTATAGTTAATAGTTCCCGAACCGCCTGAACTACCTACTAAAATGCCATCTAAGCCTGGATCTGTGTAGGCCTGGACATTAGAGGTATTGTTAATCGTCACCGTACCGGGTATGATATTGCCAGTAGATTGAAGATTAAAACCTGTTAAAATATTTCCATAACCACCGGTAAGCGCAAAAGTTGTCGATCCTGAATTGTACGAAGTTGATGTGGAATCAAAATATCGTTCCAATCTTCCAAGTTCTACAGTTCCCCTTTTTCTCTTTATTCTGCCACGCCATTGATAAGCATTTTGCATGACGGGAAAAGAGCCATTATCTATGGCAAAAGGGGTTCTATTTGTTGTTAAACCACTTTGAATAGGACCCACAACAATTTTATTTGCCATATTCCCTTAGATTTGAAGTATAAGGAAGTCAATTCTTAAATTGCCAACACCGGCTGATATAGTTATAGTTAGCACTGGATTGGTAAAGGTAAAATTTACGATGCTTACCGTTGAAGATCTAATAAAAGGAATTACCACAATATCATTTCCAAAAACTACATCGTCTTTCAACGTAATTGTATAGGTTTGTCCAGCTGTTTCCTGAATACCTGTTGGATTAGCGCCAATATCAGTTAAATTAAATGCTGTAATTGGCGTTATTTGTTTTGGATAAGTAGGGGATGGCGCTGGTGTAAGAAAAGAACCAAATGAGCGTACAGCGCTTACAGGTAAGGTTGCTTTTGCGTTCTTAAAAAAATATTCCGCTGTTTGCGCGTCTTCGATTCCGGCAGCTGGATAAGCAACGGAGCCTTGATTTGCAGGCGTTGCAGGCGTTGCATAATTTAAAAATGTTGTTTGCTCATGTGTTCCACTTCCAGCAGTATTAAAAGTGATATGATCTACACCCCATATAGCTAGCTCGGATTGATTATTTAACAACATTTTAGGTTGATCTGTCGATGGGTTGTTTGTTGATGCTGGAATATCTGCATTAAATGTAAAAGCTGTCAAAACATGCCTCCGCCTTGAATATTGTTACCTTGACCATTTTGTTGACCTTGACTATAAATAGTAGGTGTTCTTGTAGCTGTAAATTGTCTTTGGCTACGCTTCCACACTAAGTTTTCTTGCTCTCTAAAAAGAGGCTCATAAAAAGCAAATTGATCTTGATCTCCAGTATCAGACAAGATTTTTCTTGCAGCTCCCCGGGCAATATACTCTGTCATGTAACCAAATTGCATAGCTGAGCTAGAAGAAAGAAACGCCGCAGGTGAAAGATAAGCATCTAGTTCAACGAGATATTGCATTGCTGGGGGAACTCTTAGGGTGAGAGTGTTGTTGTAAAAAAGTATTGCTCTAGGAAGTCCTGCTGCAAAGAAGTAGCATTGAACGCTTATGTTGTTACCTAATGGGATTTTTACAGGAAATTTAACGTAAATTTCACCTGTTAAGTAGTTAACGATATTCGAAGTAGCTGAATAATCAGGAGTCAATGGTCTATTTCCGTTAGGAGCATTGCCCGGAGTCATCAATAGACCACAATTGACATTCGTATTTAGAAATTGGCCACTATCGGTCACAATTACATTGTTGCCATTCGCGTCAATGCTTGTGATAAAGACAGCTGCGCTCACGCTTGTAACCGGAACATTTTGAATTGAGGATGCAGCACTTGCAGAATCTTGAATTGGAGGGTCTTGATTAGCACCTAATGCTACGATACCGGATATATCTACATGACCTCTTAAAAGCGCATTAAAAGGGGGGTTATTTGGCGTTGGCAAGATGGAGGAAAGCAAAGGCACTTGCAAGGTATATGAGCTCCCTCCATCGCCTTGCGCAACAGCTTGGTTATACTGAGTAACATTTGGGAAAGCATTGAAAAACGATTCTTTTTGCGTTTGAAATGCTACAGGAATGCCATTAACGTAAGCCGGACCTAAAAACCCTTGATATACAGGATACGAACCTATATTTGGCATTGTAGGTTCTATCGTGGAAATTTGGACGTCATAAAGAGGCATGTTGTATTTATCAACGCCTGGTTGTGTTTGAAATGAGTATTTGGTTTTTAAATCAAATAACTGCATACGAGCGTCAACGTCGATTGTCCAAAACCGATTGATATAATCAATAATGAGACTATCGCTTATCAAAGCATCTGAAGGGCTTTTTATAATTCTTCTTACGTATGTTATGCAATCCTGCAATAAGTTCATTAGAAGTTTCTAGCTCCCATAAATAAGCTTGTTTTCTTAACAACCGGCTTAGCATCCAAACGCTGCACAGTTGTGTCTACGGCCATTTGGCCATAATAAGAACCAGCATGATCGTTACTGTTAATTACGGATTGTTCCATCTTTAAACGATGGTATGAAGCACGTTTAATTTGTTCAGCAAGGTATCTTGGGCCCCAAACAGGCTTATTTGTTGGAACTTGCCAGTATTCAGCACTTACACCACCGTAAGGACGTGTCCAAATATCAATAGTTTCGCCGATAATCTCATGGTTTTCTGCTTCAAATTGTACATATTGCTTGTCATATTCCCATGATTCGCGAAACTTTTCGTTAAATTTGTCTCTTACAGAAATTGTGCGATTGGGTTTTAGATAAACATCTTTTGTGTTCCTAAGTTCAGCTTGCGATCTATCCACTTGAGGCGCTGTTTCAGCTTTAGGAACTGCATTCATACGGTCCATAGTCAAATTCTTAACGTTGTCATCGAATTCTTTAAAATCTTTGTCGATGCGGTCTAGTTCTTTTTCTGCTGAACTTGTAACTTTTGGTTTTTCTGCCATTTTTACCTACAGTGGTGAGATATTTATGAATGACCCTGGTATAAAGGTCCCTGTGTTTACTCTACCCGAATTGTTTATTTTTCCGCTGTTAAAATCTCCTATAGGAATTATTTGAGCTGGAGTCTTTTGACCAGGAGGGTTAAAAATAAAACTATCATAGAGAGTTGAATCAATATTTATTTCAACTTGGTCAGCTGCCGGCAGTGAAACAACAAGCGCTTGACGCCCATTTAATTGATAAGTGCCGTAATTTAACGGAATGATCGTTCGAATATTTTGTCCCACAACATAATTATTGTCTGTGGCAGTCGTAATGATGGTAGTTTTCCCGAGCGTAATTGCAGTGATATTAAACTTGGAAGGCTCATAAAATTGTGACTCTATTGGCAAGTTATTCAAATAGGCTATTGGGCCGGTGATTGTTCCTGACATTTTCCTCCTAAAAAGGAGGGGGACAATTTGCCCCCCTCGTTTATTTATACTGGCAAGCTCATATCGTGAAGATAGGCCTTCCAATAAATCACGTTGGTATTAGCTCCAACTAGAACCGCTGCGGTGTCTGTTACGCAAACGCCTGCGCCAATCACAAACCCTTGTGAGGTGTTGTTGACGAAAGCACCTGAGATAGCAGGACCGTTTATTGTATTGGCTCCATTTACTGATGGAGGTGGATACAATGCAGAACCAGAAGAGATAACAACGCCACCTGTATTAACATCACCAACAGCCACCATTTGTGGGAATTGCTGACCAGATACAGAAGCAACTGGTTGGTTGCTGTTGTATGCTGAATAGCTTGTTGAGTTGATGTTAACTACAACTGTTCTTGAATCCGTTACGCTAACAACATATCCATAGATCGGAGATCCTGGAATTACAACGTTAGGTAGAGAATTCAATTGAGTTGTACCCCATGCTGACGGAATACGAAACGCTACTTCTTGACCTACTACGCAGTTATGCGGAGCAGTTGTAACGATTGTAGTCGTAGAGCCTGTAGTGATGGCTTCGACGTATGAAACGCCAGGAGCGTAAAGGTATGGATAAAGCACCTTTTTCACATAAGCACCAGTTGGCGAACCACTTAACGCTGTGTAGTTTGATTGGTTACCGTTCCACTTTACAGTGAAATGGTCCGCATCGCCGACAGCAGTAATTGCAAATGGAATACCACAGATTTGTGGCATACCTGTAGTTGACGACTGATAGAGTCCTTCGAAAATGACGATATCACCAACGGAATAACCGTGGGCAGTAACGTTAAATACGATTGGATCTGCTTTCGTAGCTCCAACAACTTGCTGTCTAGCGCCGTATTGTAGCGCAAGACCTGCTGAGAATGTGCTAATCCCGTTAGAAACAACGCTATCTGTTTGATAGGTAGTATTTTTAACTTGGGTAATAGCAAACCCTTGGCCCATGTTTACGTCCCATTGTGCTGATAGCACTCTGTGATCTGTAAATGCAGCTGAAGCCGTGTAGTTAATAATCTCAACATAGTCAGGTTGAAAAGGTAAATTAATAACCTTTGCAGCGCCTGTTGATGTGAAATAGCCTTTTGCCAATCTTGAGTATTCAGTCATGGTTATGGCCCTCCGAGTGTGCTAAGTCTTGTGCAGAGCAAGTTACGGATCGCCGTATCTTGCGTGAGCGCTTGAGCTTGAGCAAATTTAACTGCTAATGTCGCGTTTTGAGCGAGCATGCCAGAGAAATAAGGATCACGATAAATCAAGTTCATGCTGTAGCCGTCTTGATTAATATGCGTAATCGCTTGTCTACCGCAAACAGTGTTATAATACACGTCGTTTGAGTTAGCAGACGCTTGTCTTGCAACCGGTGCTTCTGAGCTTGTCAAGATACGGATGTTAAACACCGAACCGACTTCGCTAGGAAGTGCACTTGAATTGCTTGGATAATCCCAAACAGACTTGAATCCTTGACCTACAAGGCTATCAAAATCTGATTGAAGCTCAGTGCTAGCTAGCATAAAATATGCTGAACGAACTGGGCCTGTTCCAAAACGGTCCATGCCTTCGATACCGGTCATGAATTTGTAGGCATTGTTAGTATCAAGAGTAGTAGCAACTAAGCTAAAATCTGACACACCCAAGTTACTTGGATTATCGCCGTTACCGCCGCCACCAGCCATAATGACTGAAGCTGCAGAGACGATGTAATCTCTAAGGATAAGGTCTTCTGCTTGACGCATAGCAACAGCTAAACGCTCTGACACCCATGCCAAAACGCCTTCTTGGTCTTGCAAAATAACTTGCTCGTTAATCACACAGCCTGTACCAAAAAACGCCATTTGAGCGTCGATGATATCACGTTGTGGAACTTGAGCTGGTGGATCAATCCCGGCATTACCGAGTTGAACTGTTGGAGGAGTGAGCGCTCTTGGTCTCATGAATCTCATCGTTGTTCCGCCATTGGCTGGCATAGAAGTTTTGTCGCAAACGGTGATGTAGTTCATTGTCGGGGTTGGAACATACAACATCGCAGGCGCAAGCGACTGAAGAATCATGGGTCCAAGATTACTTGTATTTGTAATCATTGACATCTGATAAACCTATTGGTTTACATTAAATGACTTGAAGATCGGTGGACGACGTCCTACTACGTCCGTTTTCTTTTCAGTCTTGAAGAGGATGCGAATTCCTCGTACGCGATTTGCTATTAACGGCTAGCAGCCGAAATTTCAATATATCATAAGAATTATTTTAATCAAGAATAACAAGGGTTCCAGCCACGACGAGTCACCCCGCAACCTATCAAACTTCTATATTCTCAACGCATTCTTAAGAGCTTGCATTTTCTCATACGCTTGCTTTTGTCCAGATGAGCTATAGTCGCTTTGAGACGCATAAGGTGCAGCACCTACGCCACTTGGTTGATAGTAAGGGGAGCGCCTGTTAGCATCTACCTTGCTCTGTATGGATTGTGTCGGCGCTGCTGGCTTATCTACACCAAGAGCCTTAATGCTTTTGTAGACTAGTTTTTGCCGCTCAAACCCTTCAGGCATATCTAATATGGATTCTGCCAATTCGGGATCTTTTTGATACAGTTTTTCAGCATGTTGTAAAACATCGTAAAAATCGCCATTTTGTTTTATCCAGTTTTGTTTGCGTTCTTCATGCAAAGCTTGACCAACAGCTTTTTGAATTTCACTTTGAGTTTGTCTCATTGTGTTTTCGCCAAAACGTGCAAGTTTTTTATCTAGTTTCTTGTGATCAACGTAAGGATCAGTATCTTCTTCTTCAGGCTCAGCAACTTTTTGCCTTGATTCAAGTTCGCGTGTAAGTCTCTCTTTCTCAGCACGTTCTTGTGCTAAGATGCGTTCGTATTTTTCCGCCATAGCTCGTTCTTGCAAACGGAAATTAAGTTCTTTGTTATTAGGTTGTTCTTGATTTTCTTGGGGTGCTGTCATAGTATCCTTTTCTTTGACGCAGATATGCGATGGACTACACCACATTTAAAAGATTTCTTTAATTAAAGGCAAGAGTATGAAGATTAATCGCCTAGAAGCACACGATCGACTACAACATCTTACGAAGCAAGAGATGAGTATAGGAGAATGCTGCCAAAACCTGATCGATCAAAGACCGTTTGGCAACCATCCATTTTATATCTTCGCACATACACGAACTCATGAGGACGGAGTAAGCAAACGCCTTATCTGGCAACCAAGACTTACCAAGCCTCAAGCGCAATCTAATTCAATGCTGTTCAAAGCTTATCCCGGTAGTGATGAAGTCCGCATCATATGGATGATCCCAGCTATTGAGATGTGGGACCAATATAAGGATGGAAATGTCACAGAGCATGAGATCACTGCTTGGAGTATTGCCATGTTCAAAGCTAATAAGGCAAAGCTTGAAGAGAAAGAGCCAGATGATCTGTCAGATGAAGAGATCGAAAAGATCTACCGAGGGATGGCAATTGACCACAAGTCAAAAAAGCTTGGACTTATATTGCCATCGTGATATAATAAAACTATCCCCACAACATTTTTAATGGCTTCAAAAAAATATGAAAGAAACGGCATTAACGTCTGATAATATATATTATGTTTTTTTAAAGTATTTGCTTTACAATTCAAATAATGTTTATCAAAAATCTTTAAGCTAGTGATTTTGGAGGCTTTCCAATCTTTGATTTCTTTACAGGATTAGACATAGAAATGTCGCGAATCTTACCGATTGGGTTTTTTACGCCCGATCCGTACGAATCGCCCATTCCTATTTTAGCACTTGATGTGTGTGACTGCTTAAGCGGCTTCATGCTTGGCGCTCGATTTCTGTGGTAATGTAGCTGCAAATTGCTTTGGATTGTCAGAATGTCCTACTGGCTGCTTATGGCCAGAACCATAATCAACTCCTGCGCTCACATAAACGCTCGATCTTTGATCATATTGAGGGCATCTGAAATCCCAAGGTGAATTCTTACCGTCTTTTGGCTTATCTTCATGCACTTGTTTCTTAATAGCGATTGGATCTTTAAACATATGGCTCCTAAATTAGCGAGGTCACCCCCGCTAATATTTAATGAAAATAACCGTCTTTTTGTTTGTGTGCATTCACTTTGCTCTCGCCTGCTTTTTGCACGCCACGGATTGCTTCAGTTGTATCTTCATACTTAGAAACTTTCCCAGCGCCTTCAGCTGAGCTTTCAGCTTTTAAATGTACGCCTTTTGGAAATACTGAACCTTCAGACTTCCCACCGGCCCAAAACGAATGGTCATCAATTCTTTGACCTGCCATATTTACCCCATTTGAGCCATCGAAGGCTCTTGTTGTGCCATCTCAGGGCTTTCTTGTCCCATTTGAGGCGGTTGTTGCTGATTACCCATTATAGATAACCTAAATTCATTTGCAAGAGCTGACCGTTTAGCGTCTGCTTTCTCTATATCTTCATCTACTTGCTGATCATCTCCCATAGCCTCAATAGCCGACATATCACGCATTGCTTCGACTTCTCCGTATGCATGCATTGTCTCAACAAGTTTAGCTAAAGCTTCAACTTTTGCTTTAGTTGCCATTGCTCTATTCTGACTAATTTCACTCAATCTTTCTTCAAATAGGCCGATATCTGCTTCCGCTCTGCCATGTCTTTCACGTGCTGTAGCTATGTTTGCAGCGGACTTACTGATCATTTCTTGCAATTTAGCTTCTTCAAACGCATGCTTGATATTCATCTCTTCAGACTGCATTGCTTGCATTTGCTGCTCTTGTTGCTCTAGAAACTTGATTATCTCTGCTTTGCCGGTGATATTCATGTCTTTAATGATCATTGATGGAGGTAGCACTTCACGACCGAATGCGGCATTAATATCCATCATTTGCTGTGCTTGAAGGTTCTTCTGAGTTGCTGTGAGAAGGCCTTCTTCAACAACTGTTTGGTATTTTGCAAACACACGGCTGTAAAAATGAGGAGACGGCTCTTCGCCAATCATGAGGGCTACTTTCTCAGCGTTCCAGTTGTAAAGGGCTATCTGAAGTAACCGCTCGCCCACTAGCTTTAAAGCATGGTCCCACTGATCAAAGTACTTCTGGAATACCATTAAGTTAGCTGCTTGCTTAAGTAATAGTGTGAGACTAGATAGCTGTTTATCATCCTGTCCTGACCAGTTCTCAAGGTCAATACCTGATGTTTTAAATATTAGGTCAACCATCTGCTGAGCAAGAGCCAAGTCTGATTCTGGTACTGCTGAAGGAATAATCTTTTCGACATCAGTGAGTTCATAACCTTCGTTGATAATGACATCGTAGCCATTCCCCGCTTTCTTAAGATTGTCTTCGTTTGCAACCGCGCCAATCTTGCGTTTCCAGCCTCCGTTGATAGTTACCGCAGCGATATCGTTGTTGTTAATGATTTTGAAGTTCGCGAGGAACTGAGGCGCTCGCATTGGGTAAATGAGTGAGCGGGATCTAAGCTGGTACTGACTGATATGCGGGTCATAGTTCCAGTAATTAGGAATAAAAGGGCATTCTGGACCGTCCCAAAGAGGATTCTCACCTTGATACATCAACTGATCGTTAAGAACACAACAAAGCTTCCAGCACGGCGTCTCGACTGTGACTTCTTCCATATCGTCAATATGATAAAGAATTTGTTCGAGTTGCTCATCTCCACCTGCAAAATCAAAAAATTGGTTGCGTTTACGTGAATAGAGGCGCTTCTTTTTCTTTTTCCATTTGTACCAAACGTATGAGAGCACCATGAGATCATTACGGCTCATATTGTAGTTCTCAGGAAGAAAATAGAACCTGCCATATCGTTGTGGCGAGCCTTGCATTGGCTGTACAGACTGCACTTTATCAGGAAATCTTGTCTCTGCTTCTTGCTTAGATATGTATTCCTGGCACCAAACAAACTGAGCATCGGACATGTCTGGCTGACGGAAGTATGGATCTACGATAAAGCTGTTGTATTCCCACACTTTAACCTTAAGTTGGCCTTGAGCAGGATCATCACCAGTATAGTCTAAATAGGGCTGCATAAGATTCATACCAGCAACAGCACTTAACTCGCATGACTTAGAAAAAGCCTCATGAATCCCCTCTTTCTGGGCTACATTCATGATTAAACGTGTGTACTGATCTGTTGTTAGAGGATCTGCGCCATCAGCTGCTTGGTACATGATGCTTTTACGATGCTGACGTTGGTAGCCTGTCACCATATTAACGGGCTGTTGTACTAGATTGAAATAGTACTGCTGGTAACTAGCTTGAGGCGTGAAGTTAAAGTGTCTATTAACAAAGCTTTGCTCCCCTGCGTAGAAGAGGGTGTCTATGTTTGCTTGGTTCCATCTTGCTTGTTCGATGGGCTGGAACTTAGAGTAGAGGTTATCCATCCATGAGCGGATGTTGCCCTCATTGGGTTCATTGGATGGATTCCACGCGACGGGATTGAGTGAAATGGCTGCCTCCGTTTCTAAAGAGTAACCATATAGGAATTATTTTATTTAGGCAATTAGCGAGTAGGACTAAATCGATTAGCTCTAAATTCCATAGCTCTAGCTGCGTCGTTTTGCTCATCTATTAGCGTGCGTTTGTTCTCTATTAAGGGCAAACCAGTAGCTAGCGTTCTAAACGCATCTGCGCCATGAGAGGCCCAATTATGAAGCGGTTGAGATCTCCAGCAAGCTAAACGATCGTCCCAATCCTTTTTGTAATTGTCTAACGCCTTCAAACCTTTCGCGCATTTTGTTTCATCAAACCAACATCTATTAAACATACTACGAGCCGCATCAATGCCAGGTATAATAGCTACTTTTGGCACTGGAATAAGATTAATGCCAAGTTTACGCGCTGATGTCTGCCTTGTCATGCCTGAAGTATATTCGTGCACCATAATGTCGTGCGGAGCGAGGTGCTTTTCGTAAACATATGGCTTAGATTTTACAACACCAAGCCAATATTGAAGCGACTCCCCGCTCCCCTCGTCGTAATCAATCACTCTGATTTCTTTACGATGGACCTGAAAATACCAAATAGAAGTACTGTCATTGTAGCCCAAATCCCAGGACGTATATACGGGTATAGTATCGTCATAAGGGATATACCCTATTCTCTTTTCAGACCTCGCCATAGTCATCTGCTTGCAGTAATAAAGCCCTTCATTAGTTACTTCCCATGACTCTTCGGGAGTGGATGGATATTCCCGTCGCATATCATCTTTCTGTGTCTGCTCACGGCCTATGTACCAAGCTTTTTGTTCATCATCTATTTGTATGCCCATACTGTGTAAATGATCAAAATACGCCTGCATTTCTGGCGTTACTGGAAAAGAGTTTCCAATCCTGTAGCTAGGCTCTTTGTACCAGGGATAGAAATGAAATCTAAAGTCAAGCTTGCTTAGCTGTCTACCTGTGTTTTTATCAAGCTGCGCTCTCTTGCATATGTCATAAAAATAACCATCGCGGCCCTCAGCGGTAGACTCAATGAATACGTATTGACCGGGTGCAACGGTATTAAGCGACCCTGTAATGATTTCCTGGGCTTTATCAGGGTATTTGGCACATATCTTTCCGAATTCAGAGATATGAAGGTATTGGAATGTCGAAGAACGCAAACTTGTACCCACGCGGAGGCTAGAACCATTCGAAAACTTGAGCATGTTACTGGTATCATTTTCGGCGGAAATGCAATCTTTGATCTCTTTAGGGAGACTGTCATAAGCTACCTTTACTCGTCTGAATAGTTGTTGTGCGTCTTCTAATGTGTGAGCGATGATACCAGCACTCACATTATCATTAAACAACGCACGGTCCAGAAAGAGCAAACACAGGAATGTTGAAATTCCGAGTTGCCGTGCCTTAAGAATAACATTGCAGTACCACATGTCCTGGTATAGCGCCTCTTGTGCCCAGTTAAGCTTAAATTTACGCTTAATACCCTGCTTATCGACGATCTGATAAAGGTTGTTGATTCTCCAGTAAGGATCAAGCAATGGATTAGGCGGTAGGCTCATTCACCAACTCTTTAGATTTACCGTTAGCTTCAGGCACCCAATATTGTGTTGGGTTGTTAGGATCAACTGCGCTTACCTTTGTTTCTGTCTTTTCTGACCATCCGCAAATGTTACTCATTACAAACTTAGTAAACCCAGCATGGAACTCATTTTTAAGCCCTCCTTTTACTAATCTGGCTTCCTGCCAAGCCTTTGCCATCTCTAGGACTAGCGAAAACCTTTCATTAACATCTGCAAACTCTGATAGCCTTCTTGGGTGATAATCTCTTTCTAAAGCGAAACATTTAATATAAAGACTTTCTGGATGTTTCATCCATAGTTTAAAAGCTTCCGCTTCTTTTTCGATGAACTCTTTATCATATTTAATAGGACGCCCCCCTTCGCCTTCTGTGTTATATGGCTCATGTCCCATTGGTGCTGGCATTATTTTCCTAGTGTTTGTTAGTCTTAACTTGTTTTACCATAACCCTATCAAGAAATAAATATGAAAAATAGAGCCAAGTGCAAAAAGTGTCAGTCCACGATCGAAAGTTACCATGATTTTGACTATGTGAGTTGTCAATGCGGGGAGATCTCTGTAAGTGGTGGCGCTAAGATGGAATGCGCTGCTATGGATTGGGTTAACTTCATACGCGTCGATGATATGGGTAATGAAGTCATCCCTAAGATTCAAGATAAGGACGATGTAAAGCCGCTTTACATTGAAAAACCAACCAAGTCTGACCTTATCAAGATGTTAGATGAGATGATTGAGTCTATAGAGCGATTACCGACTAATGCAATGACAGCGCCGATATCAAATTACGATCACTGCGCCGCTTTGATATTGATAGCATCAATATTGAAAAGTAAGGATTAGCAGCCTTTCTTTTTCATAGAAGCCATTTTCTTATCTTGTTTTTTGTCTGCTTTTTCAAGGCTTTTCAATTGTTTGCCTTCATGTTTGTTTGTCTTCTCGATAGCTCGTATTTTCTTGTCCATACATACCTGTGGGGTTTATTTTGTTTAACACATCTATGTTAAGTGATTATTTTGATTAATAGAAGCGAAAAGAAATGTTTGCTAAATACCAGATCGCATGTTATATTGTATGTAGACTCGGAAAGCCGGTAACGGTGTCGGACAACCCGATACGTGCAGTGTAAAGCCAGTACAGTCTAAAGTAACTTAAAAGGAGAATATCATGGATCTATTTCATCAAGGCCTTGTAGCTGGAGTATCTATTCTTGGCGGCATGTGTGCATTTAACTATTGGATGTTCGTACTATTGCAAAACAAGCTTGAATCTAAGCTAGATAATATGTCAAACGACATCCATTCAATTGCTCAAGAACTTGTCGAGGAAAGACGCAATAAAGCCAATCTGTATAATTTTGTGCTGGAGAATGTGAAAAAATGAACGACCTATACCTAGAATACCAAACCGATCTTGAGGCAAAGTTTTTTTTAGAGCACGACAGAGACGCGACAGACGAAGAGCTTATCGAGATGATGCAAGAATATACGCTGTTTCAGTGGGCTGAGACGATTAATTATAGCCGAGAAGTGAAGAAATGAAGCTGCGTAAATATCAACAAGAATGCCTTCAAACAATTGAAGAAACTTTTAAAAAACGCAATAATCAGCTTATTCAGCTACCAACAGGTGCTGGTAAGACTGTTATATTCTTATCTCATGCCGCTAAACATTCTAAACGAACACTAATTGTTTGTCCTACAATCGATCTTATTGAGCAATGCCGAGAAGCAGCCTCATATTTTTATCACTCTAGTGAGGTATTTGCTAAGTTTAAAGGCAAGCAACTGAAAGACGCTAAACTAATCATCATGGCGGGCGCCTCTCTTAATTCTGAAGCTTTCCTTGCTTTTTCCAAAAAACATCCATTTGATTTATTAGTGTTTGATGAAGCTCATAAAGCACATTGCCGGACTTATTCTCGTTTCATAGAGAATTATCAAAGATTTTTTCCTGAAGTTAAGATTTTAGGAGTAACTGCAACACCTGAGAGGTCAGACGGTAAGCCTCTTCTATCTCTTTTTGGTGAATTAAGCTTTGATCGGAACATTTTAGATCTAATTAATGATGGCTATCTCTGTGATATCTCTTCATATAGGATCAAGACTAAAGATAATATTTCTCTTCATAATGCCACCTCTTTTGAGTTTAAGGGCATCGTTTATAAGATGCTAGACAATGAATCTAGGAATAGAATTCTCTTAGAAACCTTTGTAAAAGAATGTAAAGCCAAGAAAACTTTAATCTTTTGCCTATCCATTGCTCACAGTCATAAAATTGCTGACTCTTTAAAAGAGCTTGGGGTTTCTGTTGCGTCAATTGATGGAACGATGTCTTTTGACCAAAGAAGGGCTATATTAAGCCGTTTTAAGAGTGGTGAACTACAAGTCTTGACTAACTGCCAGCTTTTGACGGAAGGCTTTGATGAGCCTAGCATTGAAGCTATTATCATAGCTAGACCTACCAAGTCTAAGTCTTTGTATTGCCAAATGATTGGACGAGGAGTTAGAAAGCACCCTGGAAAAGAGCTATGTTATCTTTATGAGCTTACTGATAATGCCCATAAGATCTGCACCTTTAATGTCGCGGGTGGTGGCGATATAAGCGATACCAGTGATTACATTCCGGGCACAAAACTATCTGAATACCGGAAACATAAAGAAATCATTACACTAGATAACGTATCGATACAAAAAGAAAGAATGAATGTATTTGAAAAAGCGCGTTCTTCTTCCCCTTTTCTTTCCGAACTTTTTGCTACACATTTCCAAAAACAATTGTTAAAAACATTTAAAATTACCTATTTTAAACCGATTTCTTTTTTGGAAGCTGGCTTTCTAATATGGTTACACCGCTTAAAGGATTTATATGGCCTCAATTCGAAAAATTAAAGATCGCTATCATGTGCAAATCAGAAAACCTGGCTTTAAACGCGCATGTTCTTTTTCTGATTTAGAAACTGCTACAGCCTGGGGTAAATATAAAGAAGATCTTTTTGACAATATGAAAGCTTTTGATGCACCGGAACAAAAACTTATCTTATTGAATGATGCGATCGATATGAAGATCGACTCTATGAACGATCATAGTGAAAGAACAATACAAGACGTCAGATCGTTAAAACAAACTTTTTCTTGCTTTCTGGATCGGGACATATATTCTATCACATTCAATGAGTTATATGGCTGTTTTTTGGATTTGCTGGTTACAGATATTCAGAAAGGCGGAGACATAAAATCAGGAACTGGAATTATAAAAAAACCTGAAAAGATTACTGTGATAAGAAAATTTCGTTATTTGGGAACTGTTTACGGCTTTCTTAAGGAAAAAGGCATAAACATAGAAAACGTGGCTTTACAAGTAGTTAAAAGGATTGAGAATGCTTAAAAATATGGAAACCAAAAAAAACGTCACGATTAAGTTATCTGAACCAGTACATAAGCTCATGCGTTTGCATTCTATACAGCATAACGTCACCATTCAAAAGATTGTCGAAGAAGCAATCATTAATTATGTGTCAAAAAAACATTAAGAATTGTACGATTTTAGCGTACGTTTAGAAGACCTTTGTTTTGGCTCCCTGGGCAATCGTGCTCGGGGGGTTTTTGTCACCTAAGTCCTTTATCGTTATTTGATGATATCATCAATATTAAGATGACTATACAGATCGTAAAAACAAGAATATCCCGCTCAGTCGCCCACATAACATTCATCGTAATTCCTCATGACAGGGACATTATGACTCAAAACTTTTTGAAGGACTCCCCAAGCATACATCTCATCATGCCATAGACCTAGCCGTTTGACTTCTATCTGCTGAATGGTGTCGTGGTAGACCTGAATTGCCCGCTTTACATCCGCGATACTGACTTCCTCATCCATTATTTTTCCTTTGATGTACAGCTGCTTTACAAGGGACTGACTGGAACGGTTAGTTGAGTGTCTAGCTTTGTATCTGTCTTAGGATCTGAGTCAACGACATCTGACGCAACTCCGCTAGTCATTACGTTTTGAAAGCTGAGTGTGCAGCTAAAAAGATTGATGCAAGCGATTGAGATAAGTAAAAGTTTTGTCATAGAATCCCCTGTTTAGATACTTTTGAGGGATTTCCTGATTTTATTCAACAAAATATTTGAATCCTGATAGCTTTTTCTTTTGGCTTGCCTTTGACTTGATCATATTCCCAACTCATCAGCTTATTGTCATCGGCTCTGCCAGCTGCAAGACCTGGCGTGATAAGATCGGCAATTTGGTCTTTAATCCATTTAAATGCCATTGGAAGATTTTCTTCTTTGTCTAATTTTCTAGACGCTATACGAGTCATTTTAATATGGCATGGTAAAATCACAGGCGGTTTTTTGCTTTGCCATTCCGCCCAAATCCATTTCTTTTGCAGCGTGTGACGCACAGCCTTCTTATGCCAATGCTCTACGCTGTTGGACTCTGAAACCGTCACTATTGGCAACGTCCAATCAACTACGCAATTCATGTTGTATGGCAAATATTGAGACTGAGATTCTCTCTCATTAAGCACATATTGGGCTATCTGGCCGAAAAGATTATCTTTCATCATCCTCCCAAATCAAATTCAGTAGGTGTCATTCTGTAACCGACTCCGTTAAAGAGAAAAAAATCACCTCGGCAAAATCGATAAAGATGTTGCCGAGCATTACTCCCCTTCTAGCTTTTGCAGCTGCAATAAAAGCTTTCATGTCATCCTCATCGAACTCTGGCTCGAGGGTGACTTGCGACTGGTTTCGGAATATTAGCATTAGTTGCACGTTTTTTCCATAGGTAAGGGTTAAAAGGGTAAGTCGTCGTCAAGGTCTTTTACAGACGCAAGAGAGGTTCCTCGAGCTGGAGGCAGTGTTACCCTCTCTACAGGCGGCAACTGTGCTATATGCTGGTCTAAAGCTGCTAAGATCGCTGTATTGAACTTATCGTTGACATCATGGTCAGGAAATGCGCAATACGCAAAGTATTTTTTCTTACCCTGAGGGTCATCGTATTGACGTGATGGCATAGAAACAAAGCGTTTGCCATTGCTTTCGAAAAGTGTCAAGTTTCTTATCTCAAAGTTGCTCCACTTTGGTAGCGTCACGTTAAAGGAAGCTTTAAGTGCCCCTTTTCCGTCAATTTGCTTGTAGTGTGTGATAATCATAGTTTTCCTGCCTTTTTAGGTGTTTTTTTGTTTCAGAAGGTCATTCCCTTCATGGTGTTGTTTTTCTTCGTTCCTGGTCAAATCTGATGCCTTCCTACCCATTTCGTAAGCAGCCTCTATCAATTCGTTTATTTCTTTTTCTATTCCTGGATGAATAGCTCTTGCCCCATACCACAAAAGCATCTCACCCAAACATCTTCTTTTAGTACCCTTAAAAAGCTCCTTCCAATCGTCTTCGTTCATTTAATCCCCGTTTGATCTTCAAAACTTATGTTTAGACCTACGATCAGTTGATTAAATGCTTTTTCAGGATTTGGGCAATCCTTGCAAATGTCAATGAGCTTTTGGGTACATACCGATGCCCAAACTCTAGGGCTGAAATCACTAGAGTTTATTATATCTAGATTTCTTCTGAGCTTGTAGCAGAGAATTACAAAATCTTCGCATTCTGGAGTCATTTCGTCTTCGTTCACGCTTCCTCCTTACAAACTGTTTAAAATTTCAGAAGCTTTTTGCGTAACCTCACTATATTTTGTGATTTCTGCGTGCATTTTTTCTATAACTGCAATAAATATTTCTTTTTGACTATCAAAAACCCCTTTAAGTTTACCATCTTCATTTAGATAATATTTTCCATTTGCCTCTAGAATTTGATACCAATTAAATTCATGTCCATAATTGCTTTCGTAAATAGGATTAAATTTTTCTATTTTTTCTTCATCTTCTTTTGACAATTTTTTCATTTTGAGTCCTTGTTAGATTTTGTTTTGATAAAATTTTGTAATTTCTTCGCTGTAGGGATTGTTTAGTTCCTCTCCGATAAAATCTGGTTGTTTACATGTAGTGCAGTAATAAAAATCATCGGGATCAGTACACCCATTTTTATTCGGAGCACCACATTTTTTGCAAATCCAATAAAAATCGTATATTTCAGTATGATAGTACATTTTATTCCCACACAGGATGGTCATATTTTCTAATTAAATTCATCATTTCTGCATAAAAAGTATAATTACGCTCCATTTCTTTATAATAATATTGTAGCTTTTGAAGCATTATTTCTCTTTCTTCTTTGTAAGGCCCGTATGTGCCGCTTTCTTCATTGAGATAAAAAAGCCCTCCTTTTTCTAAAATTTCAAAATCATTTGATTCAAAGGTTGCATCATCTACAAGAGTAGAAAATATAGTTTTTGTATTTTCTTCTGAAAATTCACTTAATTGTTTTTTTGTTAATTTTTTCATAGTATTTCCATGTTTTGTGTTAAGCGTATGCTTCGTATTGTTGTTGTGTCTCAAAAAACCTCATAACCATCTCCTGAAAAAGCGCTGGATTAAGAGTAAATTGAAAGTCGATGGATCTTTCATCGCATGTGGCATATTTTTCTGTAATTACGAACTGTTTTGACATGTATTCAGGTAAGTTTTCCTCGAAAAATTGACGATTCACTGCAATATTTTCTAAACCAAAAGCGTAATCATCGCGAAGAGCTGCTTCCATCCATTTGTCGGGAGTCTTGACTTGGCCTTTCTCAAATTTTTCAAAGAGTAGATTCATGTTCCGATTGAGTTTATCATACCCAAACTTATGATGCCAGATTCTTAGCTGAACAAGCTCGAATGGAATACCCTTGTATTGGCAAAAAGCAAAGAGCGCTTCCGTCTCTTCTTTTTTCTTGGCTTCTTGTTCTTTGCAAATTGTTCTAAATCTTTTCTTTTGAAAAGAGGCGACCTTTGGGCTAGTGATCGCTTCTTCGTAAGAAGAAGCACTTAGGTTCGCACTTCGCTTATGTACGACAGATTTGTCTACTACCCCCTCATTTTTGTCTACTACTTCTTTATTTGAATTTAGGAGTACAAAAGCCTCTTTTTCGAGTTGTCTACTACTTTTCTTAGACTCTTCATCAAAAAAGTCTCGAATGTCGATTATTTTGTCGGAAATTGGTACTGGTTCTTCAAGCCTTTTTTCGTTAACAAAGATATGTCTTTTCCATTTTCTCTTATAAGAAATGTCTAATTTAAGAAGTCCCTTTTTGGTTAAATGCGATAACCACCGGGATATAGTTCTTACATCCACACCGAACTTTTTAGCGAAATAAGCATTGCTTCCATAACAAAACCCATGAGCTTGCGAAATGAAGAGAAGTTCTTTATAAAGCCTTTTCTCTCCATGATTAAATTCCTTATCATTTGTGATTGAATCTAGGAGTTGAAGTTGTTGTGCAGATGGTTTTTTCATAAATTTCCTATAAAGTTTTTTCTTTCAATTGCAAAAAACTGATAGGAGCTATAAGATGAAGACATTATCACGTGTGTTCATCTGATAGTTGTTCCTATCAGGACAAAGTTAACGCCGCTGCATCCGTGCAGCGGCACTTTAACTTTTCTCAACTAATCTAACATATCACTCTTAACAAAATCAGCACAATGAATCGCTGGATTGCAGCAATACAGATGTCCTTTTTTGCTATATGAGTGATTATTTGGCTTAACGATACAAATATCTTCCGTTAGCTCTGTAGTTGTCACAAAGCCTTTAAGCTCTAAAAATCTTACCATCGTCATGGTTCCAGGTCCACACTGCGCTTCTTGAATCGGCAAAGCAAATTCATTTCCTGAGTAAAACTCACAAATCGTTTCGTAGCAGCTCATGAGTATCTCGCCATAGTTAAGCAAAGGGTCAATACACTTGCGGCAGTAACACACATTAACGCTCTTATTCCTCGTCATCATTATCCCACCCAACGAGTTCGATTTTATAGACGTCTGCCGTTTCGTAGACGGAGATGAGTCCTTCGCGCACCAACATAGAAATGTCATTACGCACACGAGTAGGAGAAGTGAGAAGGCGATCTCTAATGTCATTCTTTTTCAACTTAACTTGTAGGTTATCATCGGCTAGCTCCCAAAGCTGCAAATACAGCAACCCAGCTTTATAGCAGTTTGTGAGCACGCTTTTAAGAAATTGATAAGGGGGATAAATTTGTTGCATAAAACCTCTTGTATAAAAAGAGGCTATTTGCAATAATTGGAACCCCTGTGTTCCTTGTTTTTGCCTGGAAGACGCTAATCTTCCAGGCCTCTCTTTCCGACATACTCTCTACTTATTTTACAAAAAATTCAAGAGTTTATTTTCCACTCACTTTCTTCTATTAAATCCGTTACCTTAACTTTTCCCTCTGATTCGTGCTGAATACGTAAAGCTGTTCTTAGAGAGGTATCTCTTTTTTGTTTGCTCAGTAACCCAATTGATGCTCCCGACACTCCTATAAGCTTACCAAATTTAGCGTTTGAAATGCCGCGTTTCGTTAAATATTCTTTAAGTTCCATGAAATATCCTTGATTTATATGTTTGTAAATGTTACGATACAGACAACAAGTTAACAGGGAACGACGGAAACGTCAAGGGAAAATAAAATGGATGGAAATATTTATCAATTGAACCGATACATGGATGAATACGATTACATGTTAATTAAAGAACAGATGATCGAAAATGAAATGGACCGCAGATATTCTAAAGCTATTTCAAAGCTTGAAGAGTATGTAAATCCAGCGTTAATTGAAGGCTTTGCTAAAACTCTTGCTGAAGCTTACCGAGAAACTGACTGTTCCTCTGCTGAAATGATCGTTGAGGTTTGTGGTTTGACTGAAGACGATCTTAAAGCAATCCGTGGAGACGATGATGGTATTTTCGAATATCTTTGCGATCAACAAAAACTTTTTAGATACGAATACGCACAAGATGAATACGAGGCTAACTATGGATGATGACTTCCCCTTTCCTCTATATGAAAGAGTAACAACTATTTTAAGTCCTTTTTCTGGCATCAGTTTAGTTCCAAAGGATATTTTAGAAGCCGCTTGTGATCGCGGAACGGCTGTGCATGAAATTATCGAGTGTATGCAAGAAGGGCTGCCCACGGGAGATATATCCTTGGCTTTACATGGGTATATTGACTCCTATGAAGCGTGGGCTAAAGGAAAGAGCTTTATCGCACGTCCTGACAGATTTTATGATGATGAGTACATGATTACAGGAGAATGCGACTGTATTTATGACCTCAATGGGGACTTAATTTTAGTAGATTTTAAAACAAGCGCAAACGAAGGCAAAACCTGGAAGTACCAAGGATCTGCTTACGCGCATATGGCAAGGAAAAAAGGTTATGACATTAAAGCAATCGAATTCGTTAAGCTTAGCAAGGAAGGAAAATTTGCGCGTTCATACCTTTATGATGAAGCCGCATTCGACGGTTTTCTCAGGTTGCTTAAAACGTACCGGGAATTTTTCCAGAACACAAAACAAACGATTGACTTGGGAGATTTCTGAGTCGGACTTGAAAAAACTTACAAGCGGTTTTTAGGCCGCCTGCAAGAAATTTAACACTTAAAGGAGCAAACTATGAAAATTTGCTACCTTTGTTTTAGACAAACACAAAATAAAAAACAAGGAAAAGGGAAAATGACACTAGAAATTGACAAAAGATCACAAGGATTAAGCTTCTCACCGGAGAAAATTCAATTACTTAAGGACACCGTATGTAAAGGCGCAACAGATGCCGAGCTTGAGATGTTCATGCACATTTGCAAGCACACAGGGCTTGATCCTTTTATGAAGCAGATCTATAGCATTCCAAGAAAAGACCATAAAACAGGAATAACTACTAGAACGATACAAACATCTATTGATGGTTTTCGTCTCATTGCTGAGAGAACTGGGAAATATGCACCTGGTCGTGAATCTAAATTTGAATACGATGAAAAGGGAATTATCATAAGTGCCACTTCTTACGTTAGAAAGATGACAGTCGATGGCACATGGCATGATGTAGCCGCAACAGCGTACATGGATGAGTTTAGACCCTCCGGAACGTATCCGAATCCCTTCTGGACGAAGATGCCGCATGTGATGCTAGCTAAAGTTGCTGAAGCTGTAGCTTTACGTAAGGCATTCCCGGCAGATCTTAGCGGTATCTATACTTCTGAAGAGATGGACCAAGCTGAAGTGCAAATAATCGAGGAAGTTGTTAATTTTAAGCCGAAAGAGGAAGTGCTTTTGCTAGGTCTTGACGATGATGTAAAGCAGCTTTACATGGACTACATGACCGTATGTAAAGCGCACTTTAAGAAGAAGCTTAAGAAAGAAGCTGCTTGGACAAAGGAATGGCTTACAGTACTAGAGCGGTACGAAGAACAGCCAGCACAGCTAAACAAAGACGTCATGGCATGGAACGAAAAGCAGGTTGCTAAAAATCAAACACATCAATAACATGGTAAAAATTTATGAAATTCCTAGACAATCTTAAAAATTACTTTGCTACAAAAGAAGCTCCCTACAATTGGGGGGCTTCTATTGAGCATCTTCGTGCGACACAATGCAGTCAAAATCATTTGTTTGGTACTCATATCAAAGAGCTTATGTTACAACTTGAAGAGAAGACTAAGCGCATGAATCAATTTATTGAGACCTATGAATCTCAATTTAATGCTCTACAATCAATTCTTGTTAACCAAGACAAAAAAATTAAGGATTTAGAAAAAAACCTTAAAGCCAAACCAAAAAAAAAGGTGGCTAAATGACAATAATACAACATTCACCTTCAAAGATTACAAATACTGAAGAATTAAAAGAAGAAGTTTACAAGGACATTCAGGAATGTTAGTTACCTTAAAAAAAGGCTCTACCGAAATATCCGTTTCTTCTGCTATACTCGTGCAACCAATTGTTACTGGATGGTGGATTTCTGTCCCGGGACAGGCTGGAGAATGGAAAATATTAAAAGTAGAAGAAGAACATGGCGCACGCAATACAACTGTCCCTATTTGAAGCAAATGACGATGTTAGCATTATTTACCGAGAGCTTGCAAAAACATCCGAAGCACAAGACAATCTTCGAAAAAGCCTGTTTGCACGTCATGGCGACCTCATGAAAATGTACGCTATGCAGCAAGAGGAAATAATGCAACTCAAACGTTTTGTTATTCAGCATTGCGGAGCTACCCTTGTTGATCTATCCCCTGCTATGCCTGTTTTTCCTGCTAAAAAAAGAAGAAAAAAGAAAGAATCCAAAGATCAACTTACTTTTCCGGGGCTTGCATGAAACGTTTTTTAAGATGGCTTTTTACACCGTGCCACGTAGAACAAAAGATTCAACAACACAGGGATAATCGTCCCCCAAACTTTAGGATTTTATGAAATACATTTTAGCTACAATGCTTGTTTCCGCTTCTATTCATGCTCACGTTACTAGCAATGGACAAACTTACACAGTTGACTCTTACGGCGATCTTAAAACTTGCGAGCCTAAAGCTGAGCGCAAAGCCTCATCACAAGAGCTTGGCGAAGTGCGGCCTACTCTTAGAGAATTGCCAATGAACGCGCAAATTTGGTAATGTAAAGCGGTTTTACATTAAAGCCCCTTTGTGACTAATCTAGGTCAAAAGGGGGGTATCTATGACAACGCCCATATTAGCAGACGTCCACATGAGAGCAGAATCACACGTTAAAGTTCGGGATTCTTGCAACTGCTGCTTTTTTGGTAGGAAAGTTGTTGTTATGGATCTTCCAACTACGGATAAATTTGAGCGAAAGGGGTCACACTCTAGCTATACAATTACAACAGTAACCACAGAAACATTTAGAGAGTCTCAATGAAATATTTAATCGCCTTGCTTCTGTGGCCTTTATTGGCATTCAGTTATCAATATGATCTTGTCGTCTGTGCTATTTTTCAAGATGAGGCTAGGTTTCTAGCTGAATGGATAGAGTTTCATGAAAAACAAGGCATCCAACATTTCTATTTATTTGACAATCTAAGCAAAGATAATCCAGAGCTTATTTTAGATCCTTATATTAAATCTGGTTTAGTCGACCTAATTCATTGGCCGTATCAATACAATACTCCTAAAGAATGGAATGCAATTCAATGCAACGCTTATTTTATTTGCTCACAATCTATCAAAAAAAGGGCTAAATGGTGCGCATTTATCGATACTGATGAATTCATATTTTGCCCTGATGGCTCAAAACTTATTGATAAATTAAGACTATATGACAGCTTTTCTGCTGTTGTTATAAATTGGACTTTTTACGGAACTTCACATATTTCTAAAATTCCTAAAGGCGAGAAGATGCTTGATCATCTTGTTTGGAGAGCAAAAGATGATTTTCATGGGAATTCGTCTATCAAAACAATAGCTAAGCCTATAATGATAAAAGATTGCCAAAATCCTCACTATTTTACATATTTAAACGGCTATGCCGTAAATGAAGCTTTTGAGAGAATTAATGATTATAAATCCCCGTCTAATACTCGATCTATTTTTCGCATGCACCATTATTGGACCAGAGACGAGGACTTTTTCTTTAATGTCAAAATTCCCAGAAGAATGCGATGGAATAATGATGTGAAAGATTTAATCGACTCAATAATGCCATTAAACGAAGTTTACGATCCAATTCTTAAGAGTTAACGGCTGATATATATCCACACATGCTCATATCTGTCGTTAATGTAAAGTCATTATTTAGAAAAAATCTAGCAGACGCCGGAGCTGCTAAAGCTGTTTTATTTGTAGATGCTGTAAACAATTTGGGAATAATTGTTCCTGTTGGGGCTCCCGCTGCCCCTGTATATCCGCTTCCATGAACTGCGCCTGCTATTATATAAGGCAATGCAAGTAAAAGAGTAACTGCTCCAATTCCTGCTGTGCTTACATTCGTTCCCTCAAAAAAATAATGAAAAAACCCACTTAAATCTTGGAAATAATAGTTAAATGAAGTGGATGTAAAGGCTGGCGCTGTTCCACCGTTATCATAAAAATATTTACCTGAAGCAGCTCCGAATTGACCAGTAGTCATTACAAATCCCCTAGATAACTGAAATTCACCGATTCCATCTCCATTATCTAATGCTTGCACTGTCCAATCATCGGCAGCACTCATTCTCATTCTCATTGATCCAATGTTAAGGCAAGGATTAGATTCATAGTCAGCTACAGTTGGATTGCTCAAAGCAAAGAAACTTCCTTGTGAATCTGCAACTGCACTACCTGTTTTACCAATTTTTGCAGCTGCTGGAGAACCGGTTGCACCTGGATATCGACTAATCATAAATGAAATTGCTGTTTCTGCATCATTAAGTACGGCATATATCCAAAATGGAATGTCTTGGGTAAAAGCTATACCTGTAGTTAGTCCAAAAAGATTACCACTAATAGTGCTAGCTCCTGTTGCGTCCACAAAAGATTGATCAGATGTCACAGCTACTGTCTTAACTATGCCTGCTGTTTTCCCTTGCAAAGTGACATAACCTGGATTAGTTGCTGATAAAGCGCTTCCTGAAGCTGATGTTACTTTAAATGTCCCGCCGGAATAGGAAACTCCTAGGTTAACTACTCCTGATGTTGGAGAAGCTCCTTTATTGTTTATTGTGATAGTTGAACCAGAGCCGGAAGTAGATATGCCAACTCCCCCAAATATATTAAAGTTGCCCGCTGTTGGCGCTAATGCACCACCTGTATCAGCAGTCAAAGTTTCTACCACTCCAGACCCACCCAAAGAGACAAATCCGTTTGCATCCACAGTAAATCGTGCTGAATCGAAATTACAAAGACCTACTTTTGTGGCGTCTGTAGCGGCTATTGCTTGGCTAAATTGAGCCTCAATTTTTGCTGTATTAGGACCTGTTCCATCTGTTCGAATTGGATGTGTTCCCGCTGCCACTGTCCCAGCTGTCAAGGTAATGGCTCCGCTCGAAGGAACTATCGGAGAAGTCCCAGTATCTAAGTTAATCTTTTCAATAACTGCACCACTTCCACCCACCAAACTTACATAGCCATTTGCATCGACGGTAAAACTTGCAGAATCAAATGCTGCAAGGCCTATTTTGGTTGCGTCTGTAGCGGCTATTGCTTGGCTTATCTGAACTTCTAAAGCCATTGTATTAGCCCCGGTGCCATCTGTACGTACTGGATGAGTTCCAGCTGGAACAACTGCTCCGTTAAAAGTTACGGTACTTACTAATGGTACAACTGGAGAGGTTCCAGTTTGTACAGCAAAATCCTCTACAACTCCAGAACTTCCCATGAATTCTACCCATGTAGCTTGCAAAACACCGTTAAAGCTAGTGAAACCTGTTAAAATCCATTCCGAGTTTGTGGTTTTGTTAAACCAACGCTTTTGGATTGGATAGTTAGTGTCGTAGGAGGTCGGAGCTCTTGTTTCAAAAACCTCAATAAAAGGGCTTGACGATGAGATAGCATTTGAGACTACATAAAAACTGTTAGGCGTTTGTTGGTTTGAGCTCATGTTTTTTCGGGTATACCGCTCCTAGATTTGTTCTGGTTTAGTAAATGTTTTAGTCAATGGATCATAAATATCACCAATACTCGCTTCATCTGATTTAATGACTAAATGATTACGAGGGGGCAACCATTCGGCACCTTCCCAATCAATTACATTGACTACTTGTTTACTTTCATTTTCTACAATTGCAAATCCAACCATTTTTCACCTCAAAAATATTCTATTACAACAACTCTTCCTTTACCACCATTTCCGCCAGCACCGGACAAAGTTCCATTTAAAGAACCGCCTCCACCACCGCCACCACCTCCAGGGACTCCACCTACGCCGCCTAGTCCAGACGTTCCTGCGACCATTCCGCCACCGCCACCGCCTCCTGTGCCTCCAGTATAATAACCATCTGAAACAATACCAATATTTCCATTAGTACCATTGATCGTGCCTGTAGAAACTCCGCCTACACCACCCGCTATTAAAACTGTTCCATCGAGTTTTGTAATAGCAGTACCGTTTCCTCCTGTTCGTGCTGTTGTTGAATCAGCTCCAGCGCCACCACCTCCAGAAGAAGCATATTGATATAAACTTGTTAAAAAATTTTGATTTGCTGCTGTAGATCCATCTGTTAAATTTCCTGAACCTCCTGCTATAGAAGTTGCTGATGTAGAAATTGGTAAATCTATTGTTCTGGCAAATACTGTACCTGCACCGCCTGCAACAGTTCCATTTATTCCTGCGCCTCCACGATTAATAGATGAACTACAGGAAATATTTCCAAAATAACTAACACCTCCAGCATTTCCAACAGAACCATTAGTGTTATCTATTGTTATACCTGTCGCTCCAGTCCCCCCAAGTCCTATTGTCACAGTTTCTGTATTTCCAAATGCAGAGGCTGGAAAATAATAATAAAATCCATTTGCACAACCTCCGCCGGATCCTCCACCTGATGTGGCAGTTGTCGCTCTTCTGCCTGACCCACCTCCACCACCACCTCCCCAAATTAAAATAAGCATGTAAATGGTTTTGGCGTTTTTAGTCCATGTTGTAGAAGAATCAAAAGTTGTAATTATACTACTCATGAATACTCTATGATAATAATTTGCCCTTTACCCCCGGCGCCGCCTGCCCCTGAAGTATCGCCATTTATACAACCTCCACCGCCGCCGCCTCCCCCACCTGGAACACCGCCAACGCCCCCAGTTCCTCCGTTAGTCCCCGTAGTAGAACCTCCACCGCCACCGCCTCCTGTGCCTCCTGAAAAAACACCGCCTGTAACAATTCCGATATTCCCTGGTCCTCCTGCAATAGTTCCTGATCTTATGCCACCAGTACCACCTAAAATTAATGTTGTGGCATCAATTTTTTGTAAATTTCCACCCGTACCAGCTTGTCTTGCAGTAACCGAATCGGCTCCCGATCCTCCACCACCGCCGGAAGGAATATATAGAATATTTGTTGTCGCTCCCGAAATAGCTGCGTTAGTTCCTGTCGTATTACCACCAGCGCCTCCGGCAACTCCTGCCCCTTGAGCAGCAACAGGCGCATTTAAAGTAACTACACGCCATAAATTATTAGACCCAGCAGTAGAAGTTGTGGTAGTTCCTCCAGCCCCAAAAGATGTAGCGGGAACCGGACAAGTTATATTTCCAATACTTGTTGTGCCTCCGTTCTGACCCGGGTTACCGTTTGTATTATCTACGGCAATAGCTGTACCACCATTACCACCATTTCCAATCGTTACTGTTTCAGAAGTATTAAAAAAAGCAGATGGTCCAAACCAATATAGTCCAAAACCATTACTACCACCACCACCTCCACCTGATGTAGTCGATGTCGCTCTTCTGCCTGATCCTCCTCCTCCCCCACCATTCCACATTAAAAGTAGAACTTGTGTTGCAGCACTATTTTTTGTCCAAGTTCCTGAAGAGCTAAAAGTAGTTGTAACGATAACACTTGTAGCAGCTGGAGCTAAACTTACCCAATTGGCTCCATCACTAGTCAAGACATTATTTGCAGTTCCTGCTGTCACGGGGAAAGCTGCTGTTGTAAAATTACAAAGAGTTGTAGTGCCGGTAGATTGCAATATTGTTCCGGAAGCGCCACTAGCAATTTTGCTTTGTGTTTCTGTTCCAGTTACAGTTGAAACACCCATCATTGAAGTTACTGTCATATTACCCTTAGCTTTCTGATATTCCGTATAAAGTAAATGATCCTAAGGCGATAGTGCCCGTGCTCATAATCATTCTTAAAGCATTTATTCCAGTTGACCCAATTCTTCCGCCGATTGTTCCAAACACAGTAGAGCCTAAAGCATTGTCAAAACTAGAAAATGAGCCATTCATGTAGCTATAATTTGCTCCCGGTGTAAAAAACATTAACGAGCCATTACACATATTTACCGCTGAAGCAGAATCTAAAGTTGTAGATAGCAAAAAATTAGCGGTCGAACTTGTGTTTGTGGTTACTGATGAATTGTAAGGAGTAATATTACATCCGGCTTGGTAGGTTGTCGTAATCCAGGAAGCGCCATTATTAGATGAGCATTGCATCCATAACACATCTGCATCCGTTGTAGGAGATACACCTCTCCATATTAACAGATATTTTCTAAAAGGAGTTGCTACTTGAATATTTGTAAAATCTATGGTAGCTGATGCTGATGCGGTTTGAGTAGATAGTAAAAATAAACTTGCTCCGACCGCTGAAGCAGCTGCAAAAGAAGGGTCAGCGCTGGCTCCTCCTGATTTTAAAAGATAGCCCGCTGTGCCGGCTGTCGTAGCAACAATAGAAGAAGTTGCAGCTCCTATTAACACACCATGCGATGTGTACGTTGTCGGGGTATATGGCCCAACCAAAGATAATGTTACGGCTCCCGTTGGACTTGACGCTGCTATCTGATTTGCTGTTCCTGTGATACTTGTAACACCACCTGTTGATGTTTGCCAAGAAGGTAAGCCCGATACAAGCGTAAGCACTTTACCATCTGTAGAAACTGGCAACTTAGCAAGTGTATTTATTGCACTAGCATAAAGAATGTCTCCAGCTGCATAGGTAGTTTGATTGGTTCCTCCATGCGTAGCATCTACAGCGGTCCCATTCCAAACACCTGTGGCTATAGTCCCAAGCGTAGTAATACTTGTTTGACCTACATAAGTAGCAGCTATATCGATTACAGGTGTTGTTCCGCCAGTAGATGTGATCCTATCAAGTGTACCTGATACACTTGTTACAGATCCGCCTCCACTCGATGAAATCGTAAGCACGTTACCTACCACTGAAGTGGATATGGTTCCTGTGCCAACAATATCAAAAACATTTCCTACAGGTGAGCCGCTTCCGGTATTTCCAACAAATGATGTGGGTACGTCAGGAGGTAATATCGCATCTGATATCGTTAAAATTCCGCCTTGGCTCACTTAGCCTCACTTATTTAGATCGGATTGGCTCTTGAAAAGAAAAAGTTGTTCTACTTTCTTTTCTAGAAGCAGAATCTTGGTTTCGTTGTTAGACGAACGGAGGTTGGCATTCTTAGCGTCAAAAGAGACTGGCTGTAGTTTTCTATCAAATTCGTCTTTTACTTCGTCTAATGGCACCTTTTCGGGCACTGGAAGGCTTGCAAACTTTTTACTTACTTCTTCTTTGTGTTGTTCTAATGAATCTAAAATCAAAAATCTTGAGTCTTTTTTGAATTTATCTAGATCCGATCTCAAATGGTCAACGAGAAGTCTTAGGCTTGCTATCTCTGTTTTGTCTGCATCTCTATCTTTATAGATGGCAGACATTGAGCTGGCATAAGCTGTTAAAGAAGCTGATAAAGAATCACTTTTTTTATCTAACAAGGCCACATCTGCTTTAGTATTTTCTAAATCTAAAGACACAGCTGACACAGCAAGATTTGCTTTTGCAACTTTAGGATGAGAGTCGATTAAATCTATTACCTCTTGAATTTTGAGGTATAATCCATCTTTATGATCGTTTAAACTACTAATATCGCTCTTTAAGCTAGAGTTTATCTGGTTCAATTGAGCTGAATTAAGCTCAGCTTTAGATCTAACTTCTGCAATGAGATTAGCTAAATAAGCTTGGTCAAAGACATGGTTTTTGCCAACTGAATCAACCGAATCTTTTAGCTCGTCTAACTTGTTTTTAATCTCTATTTCGCTAAAAGCTAGCTTCTCAAGATCTTTGCTAAGCTTGCTTACTGAATCAGATAAATATAACTGCTCATTTAGTCTCGCAAGATGAGGTAGCGTTTGCTCTAAATGATCAAGTCTTTCACTTGCATCTTTCTCTACTTTACCGAAACTTTCATTTTGCATTACTGACCTTTAGCGTAAATTATTTCTACGTAGAACGATTTTTGTGATGGAGCAGTAGAATACTTTATGTAAAATCTTGTACCCATCGGAAGAACAAACACACTAGCGGCATGTTCTCTATTTGTGCAAAGATCATATAGAACAAATGAACTTGCTGGCAAAAAGAAGTGATTGTTTACCCCGTCAAGAGATACAAATACATCTCCATCGGTAGCATTAACCAAACGAAACATTCTAATTTGGTTAGCACATCCTGCCGATCCAATAGCCGTGTAAGAACTTGTAATGCTTCCAAAAGCTACAGACTGTAGCACTTCAGGATAAGCAACGTTTGAAACTGACATTTAAGCCTCCGGTGATGGGGGTACTTCTACAGGTAAAGCCGCAGCTTTGTCGGCTTCTTCTTTTTCTTTAGCAAGTCTCGCTTGTTCAAGAATTGCTTTGTGCGACTCTTCTACTTTATTAACGTAATCGAGGTAAGCGATTAGCGCTTCTCTTACATGTTCTAAAGGTGAGTCTGAATCGCAGAGAAAATGATAAATTTTATCGCCGATTTTATGTTCAAGTCTTGATAAGTTACTAAGCATTGATAATCCACCAGTTAAAAGTTGATGTTTCGTTACCTGTAGATGTAAGAGTAAACCCTGTGCCGTCTTGCGCTGTAATTGAAACGTTGCCAGGTGTTCCGCCAGTAGTTGCACGGCTGTAGAAAATCTTAGCTGTTGCAGAGCTTGCAGTTGTTGCAACTGTTACAGCGCCAGGAGTTCCGGACATTGCGGCTGAAGTGCCAACAGATGCGTTAGCGCCTGTTGCTATAATGATCTTGTTTCCTGCTGTTGCCAATGAAAGGTTACCGTTTGTTGCAGTAATTGCGCCAAGTGTTGCAGTAAGTGTTGTTGCGGCTGTTACTGAGCCTGAGAAGGAAGGAGAGCCGGACCATGCTGGATCAGCGCCAGTTGCGCCCATAAGAGCTTGTCCTGTTGAACCAACTGCTAGCTTGGTAATTGTTGCTGTTCCTGCACCAACAAGTACGGCATGGTTAGTAAGACCTGTAAGCCCAATTGTTGCTGTAGCCCCAGACCCAGAAGTTGCGATGCTTCCTGTTCCTGCGAGGTTAATGTTGCCAGCCGATGGCGTCACGACGGTAAGGTCATCTGTTGTCAACGTATTTAAGTTACCAGCTGCTGCACCGAGTAATGTCCAGCTTGCGCTTGTTACGCCATTAAATGATGAAAGCGCGCTTAGAACATAAACGTTTTGTGCAACTGTGTTAATCCACATTTTCCCAACTTCGTATCTGATATCGGTTGAAGCAGGAGCTCTTGCTGCAACAAATGGAAAAGTTACACTATTTGGAGCTGATCCATTAGACTGGACATAGCTCATATTGCCTTGAGAAAAGGATAAAGCAGACATTGGATTACTCCGGTTAAGTTGACCTTAATGTACAAATTAAAAGTTTAAGTTGATAGTAAAAATTCATTCAGCGTGCAGATTTATGGTACCTGTGGTACAATAATGCCATGGAACAAAACAAACACGTGCTCGTTAAAGTAAGATTACCAGACGCTCTTTATGTAAGAGCCAAGTTAATCTGCGTTAAAAAACACATGTCAGTTCCTAAACAGATCACGGAACTTTTAAGACGCTTTGTCGAGATACACGAGGAGAGGAAATGAATAGCTTTTTTGAAACAGTTATTGAGGTTGCAGTATTAAGCGGCCTATTTTATGCAGGAACCAAGGTTGGAGAAAGACAAGCAATCCAAAGAATTGGGGATGGTTTGAAAGACGAAGAGATTCGCCAACTTAGAGAACAACTAGCAGCATTAAACGCTAAGAACGCTTGGAAGCCTTAGTTTTATGCTTTGCTTCAACTTTTTCTATCATTCGGAGTATTTTTTCTAGCTCTTCTTTTGTAAGAGAAGAAAATTTCTCCCGAATGAGTTGTCGCATTGCTTCTTCTGTTTTCACGGTCTTGCTCCTAACATATCTAATGCTTCGTCTTTCATAATTTGCATAAAGTATTCATCATCTGTAGCAAGTCTTTCCATTTCATCCATCATTTTTTTGTCATTTCCAGCTTTACAAGCTTTTATCATAACGTCTAAGCCTTCGGTAGCTCTTGAGATTTTGCCTATTTTGTCCGCTAATTCAGATGAAATCTTCTTGCCGGAAAGAACATTATACACACCATGGGTTAAAAATCGTCTCATTTCTGTCGTTCCCATCTTTCCGCCCGGCGGCTTACCCTTGGCTCCCTTGATAGACTTGGGAATCATAGAAGAGATGCGGGGTTCTACAGAGAGCATGAGATTCCAAATAAGGTTAGGCGTCATATGAGCCCCGTAATAGTCTCTATCTCCCTCTACGGCTTGTTGTATCTCGTCTTTCTCACTGTCGTCAAGCAGCTCTTCATAAACGTTAGGGATGCCGGCAATAAACTTAAGAACATCGGCTGCCGTTGAATATCCTTTTGAACCTGTAATAGGATTAAGCGGAAAGTCTCTGAAGCTTTTTCCTTCCATAAGGGCTTTAGCTCCCTTATTGATTGCATCATAGAGGATCTTTCTATCATTAAATTCTTCCTTAGACTCGCCAGGATGAACATAATTAGGGACGTAGAAGCTTTCTTTTCTGCTCTCTAGGGACTTACCTTCAGCTGATGGGTGTTTAACTGCCTTAGCCGCTTGTTGCACCTGCTGATTGACATTTCCAAGAGGCATAGGAGATGCCATGCCAGGAGGAGCCATCTGCTCTTCGTAGGCTTCTTGTTCAGGAGAAACTTGAGGCTGATCAACTTCTGGTTGAGGAGTAAATCCAGAGTTAGCTACACGTGCAAGTTCTTGCTCACGAATTGTTGGTTGCTTGCCTTTAACTTGATTAAACTTTTGCAATGCTTCAGTTCTTGGTTGAGCTTGTAATTCGGATTGTCTTATACGTGAGTAGTCTTCTAAAGCCTTTTCAATACCTCCAGGAGCCTTTTCTAGCACTGCGGTCTTATTACGTGGAAGTGTTTCGCGTAATACTTGAGCTACAACGTGAGTTTGAAGTCCGCTGGAGATGGCTTGATCTATTTGCTTATCAACACCTAAGCTTTTAACAAGCTTAAAGCTTTGCTGAGGATCAACTTCATAAGGTGTTGCAATAGGCTCTAGTGGGCCGGAAGGTTGGCGTCCACGCGGTCCTTTTCCTGGCGGAGGAGCTGGCAATTGCCCTTGAGGAGGAGGAGGAAGTTGTCCTTGAGGTGGTTTTGGCGAATATGGAGTTACTATTGGAGGCGGAGTTTGTGGCAATTGTTTTTGCTGTGGCTGCGGTCTGTTGTATGTTCGAATAGGCGGTTGTTGTCCCGGTGCAATATTTCCAGCTGCTTGTCTTCCTGGCGCTGCAAGAATTTGTGATGGGCGTACAGCTCTAGCAGCATTTGTTCCGCCCATTAACGCCATTCCACCTGCTGCTACAGCTCCGGCAGTCCCAATCGCTGCCAAGGCTGCTTTTTCTCTATTCTCTATTCCCTCTCTTCGACCTTTAGAATATTTTTGGAAAGCTGTTTTAAATTGTGGACCTTCTTTTGGAGTAGCTAAATGCTTAACGATTGAATTTGCTGTATATCCTACAGCTAAAGCATTGTTAATTTGGTTTGCATATTGTGGATATTGTTTTGCTATATGCTTCAATATCTGAGAATTGCTAAAACCTTTAGAAATCGCTGTAGCTATTTGTATGGCCATTATCTACCTATAAATCCTAATCCATAAAGAAGCGAATCTAAACCATTTAAAGGAGGGGATGTTAAAGTTTCAAACATATTTTCTTGTTGTGGGTCA